TTATTTCTTGCTTCCGGCGATGGCTTTTTTCAGCGCACCCGCAACGTCGCCACCTGTGGCCAGAATGCTTTCAACTTCAGGCGCGGTGAGCCGGTTGTCGTCCATCGCGCCGACAACTACTCCGATCAGCGCATACACTTTGGCAAGCACGGCCTTGGCAGTCGCCCACACTCCGGACACAGCGCCGATCCCGAGCACGAACGAACTGAGCATCCCGATGTTGTCCATGATGAGTTTTCCGAAATCCATGATGATTTTCTCCTTATCGTTTATTGAGGCCAAAAAAGCCGGTTACGTTCAGAACGCTATCAACCACCCGCACGTCGCGCTCTGTCCATCCGTGCAGGAATTTCTTGTTCACCGCGGCATCATCACACCGTTTGCATCGATACCCGATTCTCATAAGGGCAAATTGAGAGAGAAACAACTCCTCTTCGATGGATCCTTGCTTGAGCACGTTAAAAACTGCCAGAGTGACGGGGCCGAGATGACCGTCCGGAGTACAGTCAAGGCAGTACTGTGCAAAAATGATCGACCGGCTTGGGCTGGTGTTCATGCCGAAATCGAAGATCGCTTCGGCTACTGCCAGGCTCTCGATCTCGTCGCCACGAACAGGGGCCCAGAACTTTTCCCTGTAGAAATCCTCTACAAGCGCCTTGCATTCAGCGGAACATCCCTTACCTGCATCAACCAGGGACCATCCTGCCCAGTCCTTGTGGTAATTCCGGGCAATGCCGGCGAATGTCCACCCGCCTTTATCTCCGGAAACCTTGTGCAGTTTGTACCCTCCCTCGGATTCAATCACACGAGGGAGTATCCTCAGAAAATCAGCCATCCATTTCCTCCTTATCATCTGGTTTAAAAATCTCTCGATTCGGACAATCTGGTGCATTCCAGCACTTCAGATTTGCGAGCATCTGATAAACTTCTGGCTGCACAAAAGTTTCTTTGACCTTTGCCTCAGCAACAGTAAGCCTCGCATCAGCGAAATACTTCACCGAACGCCCGATCGCAATAAGCAATGCAGCAAAACCGGTCATGATCGCGCCAGCATCGGAAACACTCAGCCCCAAAATACTGCCCGCTATCACAGCAAAGGCTGCCCCGAAAATGCCAATATCAACAACCTGGCCGAGGCCGTGTAAAACCCTATGAGGCACTCTTCCTCCCGATTATTCCGGAGAGATCCTCAACTGTTTCAGCGGCATCAATCGCAATTTGCATGTCGGCATACTTTTGCCTCACGGTCTCCCGCTGGGACTCGATGGCTGCAAAATCGGTGCCGGGGATTTGCTTCATTATCGCCTCGTCGAGCGGGGCGAATTCGGCATCACGCATCCGGCGGCGGATGTCGTGGGCGATCTCCCGCGCCTTTTCAAGGTTAATGGTTATTTCAGCGCCGCCAGTGCAGGTTATTCCGGCAACAGAATTGCGGGCTTGCGCCGTAGATATTACCAGTTCATCCCCGGCTGGATTCTTTATGCAGCGGGCATTTCCCGATTTATCTCTCAAGTATACGCCGTACTCGCTTCCTGCTCCGTAGTTCGCCCCGTAGCCGTCAGGATGGGAAAAGTCACATTCCCATGCCTCACGGTTTGACCGATCTACCGGTACCGCCTCGTCCTGGACGATGCAAAACGGGACGCCCGCCGGGACGTCAGATAACGCAGTCTGTATGACGGGAATAATGCCTGTTGGGGTGATGACTGCAATACCGCTTTGTGTTGGGTAAATAATTTTCATAGTTTAGTTTTCACGCTGTAATGATAAGTGTCACATAACCGACGTCCTGCTTGCTTGCGCCGGAATTTGCGGTGCAGATAAAAACCTGTGATGTCGAGGCTATGTAACTTGTCGGACACCGATCAGCTTCGCCTCCATCGCCGCGACACCCAGCAATCGCGGCGGCGTTGGTGTCAGGCAGCGCAACTGCCAGATTTGCTGTGTACAGCCCTACTCCTCGGTCGGTAATGCTGGTTACGTTACCGGCCCCTAAAATCGCCACTGTCCCGGAGCCGTTAAAACTTACCCATGCCCGAGGAGCGAAAATCGGGGCTTCCCCGCTCGCGTTGAGCGCTGATTTCACAAACGGCGAGTTTGCCGCGCCGACAGCAGCTGCTACACCCGCCGGAGTGGCAGGCTTGTTGTCAGCCGTACCAGCAATATGCTCCGCCGAGGTTGCGGGGCTGAGCGCTAGCAACGTTGCAGTATTTGCCGCATTACGTACAACCGGCGGCTTTGAGTCATCACCTTGGTAAATCCAGAGACCATGCGTCGCGCTCGGCCTCATTTGAGACCCGTCGCCGAAAACGATGCCGTCGGCAGCGCTATCGAATGTGAGGTTCCCCTGGACGACAGGATCCGCCAAATACTTAATGCCATACAGCAGCCACCGCCCGGACGTTCCTCCGCTCTGACCGTATGGGATGATGACAGCGTCACCGTTTGCCGTCGCTGTCGATGATGCCGAATATTTGTATGCTCGCAGCGTGTTCGGCGACCCGACGATCAGCGCAAAGCAGACGCTACCGTCGATTTTCATCCCGGCGGAGTTTCTGTCTACGCAATTGACGGTTCCGCCGGTAAGTGCAGTTTTTATGTTCAGGTTCGCCACTATACTTGCTCTTTAAGATTTATCGAAACCATTTTTGCCGTCATGCCATGCATCACCGCCACCGGAGGCTGCTCAATGCCTGCGTAAATTGACCGTTCTTTCCCGCTTTCAGAAAGAGCCCATACCATAGCTGTTTTTCCGAAAGGCAACCACAGGTTATCCATAAAATCATCGTAGCTGTTTAGACCGTCCGGGTCTCCTGTTGTAGGGTCGGCGTGCATGACGATGTAGCCCGACGGCTGGCGGAGAACCCTCCCCGGCTTGTACCATATCCCTCCGTCGTTGAGAGCTACTTGCGTGCTGGTGTCCGTGCTCGTGATCTGGAAGCTCGACCGCTCAAAATCGCGGAAATGCATCGTCTTGCCAGCAACCAGCAAACCTATGCTGACATACTCGGCATCGAGCGCAGTCAGCATGACATCAATCTCGCGTCCCCATTGTACGGGCTCGAAACTGACAAATGCAATCCCGTTTGCGCCATCATAATTGACGTATTGGACAGGGTCAAAATATTCGGCTGCAGTGTCGTCTACCCAAGCAATCGCCTCCCCGTCTGCGCCTTCACCCGCAGCGAGCGTCGTCCCGTCAGACGCCTCACCCCAAGCGTAAACCACAGACAAGACGCTTGTCAGCTCAATATCGACAGCGTTGGTCATGACAAACGCGACCGCCGAAGCCTCTCCGTTATCAGACACGCGCAACGTGCAAGTGTTCCCAGTCGTCCGAAAAGGCTTTCTTGGATGCTCGTCACGCAGATTTGACAGCGGATATTCCGGGTTTTCCGTCCCGCTTATCAACGTGATCATGGAGACGGTGTCCTTGTATATCACCCTGCTCATGCAATTACCCCCTCTCCGGACACCGTCATTTTATCTCCAGTCGTCCCAAACTCGTACTGCACAGCCCTCATGACCAGCTCTACTGCGATGTCCTGGGCGTGTCGGTCATCAATCCAAAGTGCGTGACGGCCAACGCGAAACTGACCATACCAGTCCATTACCGTAAGATCAATCTGTGGCATTTCCGAGTAATCGGCGATCTGCCGGAGGTACATGGCATCCGGAGCGTAGTGGGCGGCTCCAGCGTTGATGCGCTGCCCGAAAAGCGTGTTCCCGACAATTGCAGTTTTCCCTTCTGAGTCGTATACGGCGTTCACTGGGGCCTGCCAGTTGTATTTGGGGCCACGGACATAATCCCAGATTCCGAAACTGTGCGGATCGCCTGCGTCGGCGTTCGCATCGATGAGGTGTAAAATGCTGTTCTCAATCATGAAATAATGCCCGAAATAGGCTGCCACGGAATCAGCAACAGAAAGGATCATACTGTCTGAGCTGATCGTCCCGGAAATGAGTGGGTCTACTTCTGACGCCAGCGATGCATCGAGCGTCAGGCCGAGCACAGAGGCAAGTTGGGTAAAAAATCCGCTCACCAGATGCGCAGATGGCGCCCACGAGGCCAACGATGTCCCCCCTGGCATGAGGTACTGCACTGCGCTTCCCCATGCAGATCCGCCGTCAAGCGAAGCACGAAGGAACCGGTCTCCATCCTGATAGGAGTTGTGCCAGTCTGAGGCATTGAAACTGTGCTGCACGGCCAGCGTCTGGCCGAAAGATGGAGTCGGCAAATACGGGTCAGAGTACAGATCATACTCGATACCGGTTTCACTGATTGACTTCAGCACCAACACCCCAGAGCACAATGTGACCGCTGCCGCTTCGGTTGTCGCGGTACCCTGTACGGTGCACTGTATTTGCCGAGGTGGCGGATAGGTCGCAATCAGACCGATCACCGGGTCGCACAGTTCTGGAGAAAAGACAACCGTTGGCGCATTGACTTGCAGCCAGCCGCCGTATTCTTTTGCGCTCCTGATCTGGATCGGGTCGATACGCTGCACCATGCCGTGCCACTGGTGTTCGAGCGCCTCGGTTCGAGTTGAGCATCTCAGCAGTTTTCCGCCGTATGTCATGGTAAGTAACAGCATCAAATCACCTGCCTTGAGGTTCTGGAATACCCCGCCGCGATCCGGTTCTCAGTCTGCAAACGGTTTTTCTCCATCCACGCGAGGAACTGCTGCCCGTCGATCGTGACGGTGACTTCCTGTGATGTCGATGCCATAGCTTTCATCTCGGCAAGCAGGCGCGCGATTTCGGTCATGTCCGGAACGGAAGGGCTGATGTAACCAGATGACGACGGCGTGAAAATCTCCGGCCTGCGCTCTCCGACGATGTACGATCTTCCGGAAACAACCGGACCGCCTGATGCTCGAGCTTCGAGCGTGACGGGGCTGGTTGCGTCGGCCTGACCGGCGTAGCTGTAGCTGGAGATACCAGCAGCTCCAAAGGCATCGTACAGTGCAGACACTGCCGGGGCCACGTTCGCGGCAATGGTTTTCACCTGACTCACCAGCCCGGCCATGTCAGCCGCGCTCATTGTCCCGCCGATCATCCCGGCTACCAGCGTCTGCATGACTGGCTGCAGGTACGGCATGATGGCGTCATTGACGGCTGAGGATATCGCCATAGACTTGATAGCTGAAATAACCTGCTCTTCGAACGTCTCCGCAAACACCCTGCCGGCCTGCGCTCCGCTTGTCGATGAGGAAAGGGAGGCATCGATCATTTTAGCCACGCTGTCGGCATTGATGCCGGTCACGGTAGTTATCACGGATGCCCAGTATGCTGTTGTGATGTCAGCAAGGTTTCCGACCTGCGCGATAGAGTACTCCATGAGCACAGAGGCCTTTTCGAGGTCTCGCAGCACGGACGGGCTTGCAAACTCGCTTATAGTCTGACCAGCCTGATCGAGGACGCCAAGCACCTCTTGCAAATCATTCAGTTCATCCACTCCTCGATCCTCAAAAAGTCTTTCAGACGTGTCTCTCTTGATCCCCTTATATCCGGGATCACTCAGGTTTTTTACTTTATCATAATCGTAATTTCCTGCACGGAGCAGCTTGAGCGATTCTGTGCCGCCGGAAAGCGCACTCTTGACCATTTCATCATAAAGCTGGTGGCGCATATTGTCCCGGTTGGCTTTTGCCTCTTTCTCGTTGCTTCCGCCTCCAAAAATCGCCGACGCCAACCCGACAACGCCTCCAATGATCGCCCCAATCGGGCCACCGCCAGCAGCAAGAGCCGTCCCAATCGTTGCTCCGGTTGCGGCCATTCCTGCTGTTGAGCTGATTGCGCTGCCGATCCCTCCGCCGATCATCTCGCCTATGCCCGATGCCAGTTGAGCATATCCGGTAATCCTATTGAGCGTTATGCTTGCCGTGTCGGTCGATTTGTCGTCCAGGAGCTGCGTCACCTTGGAAAACGATGTGTACGCCCCGGCGAACTGGTCAAAACCACGAATTTTGATTCCTTGATCCTGCAGGATTGAGCCGACGCTTTGGATTCCGGTAACCATCCTGTCCTGTCGATCCTTGTCACGCTGCTGGATTTCTCTGTCGCTCAGCCCAAACATTGATACGCCTGCCTTACCATTAAACAGGCTGTCGAGTTCTTCATTGAGCGCTTTATTTGATTTTGCTGCTCTCAATATTGCGTCAGCTTTGACCTGCTCAATAGCCTTCAAGCCATTTGCGTACTGTGCCGCGGAGATCAGGCCGCGCCGCATAACCTTGTCAATCAGAGCAAGATTATCGCCGTACTGCTCGTTGATCTTCGCCAGTTCGTCACCACTGGCGACAAGGGTATCAAACTGCTCGAGCAGGCGCTCGTTCTCGCGCTGCACCTGCTCAGCCTCGCGCTGTATCTTGCTTGCTGCTGATGCTCCTGATGCTCCTGATTTCGATCCCTTTGTATCCTCCTTGGTCTGCGCAAGTCCGATCTGAGCGTTTTTTTCCGAAATAGACCAGTTGACTTCATTCCGAGCAAGCTTATTTCGCGCTGCAGTCTCGCTCATCCGCAGGTACTGAGTCAGGTAGCGCACGTTCTCATCTTCGCCGAGATCCAGTTTCCCTGCTGCAATCCGCTGAGCAGCAGACGTGTAATAGGTAGCTTGGCTTGTTCTTGCTTTCTGTCGTTCGCGCTCTGCTCCTTGTGTCAACAATGCATAACCAAGCGGGTTTGTCATTGCCGATACAATGTTCCATCGCGGCGCATCGGTCACGGCTTTATCTACTCGCTGCGACCCCTCGAGATAAGCCTTTTTCGCAATGAGCATATCAAGCTCCGCCTTGAGCCTTGCGATGCCTTCAAGACCGGCGATCCTGATCGACAGGTCAAAATCTTTATACTGCTGGATGCCTTCGAGCTTTTGTTTGAGCTGCTCGACGCTCTCCGATCCGGACGAAACCGCTTTAACGAGATCGTCGCCGAAGGCAACAGCCAGCGCCGTCACCACTGGAATTCCGACCATCAGCAGCCCGGCAGGGCCGGACATTGCTCCGATGATCCCATTGATTGCTGCGCGGGTTCCGCCGGCAGCTGCCGTAGCAGATCCCCACGATCCGGCGAGCTGCTCAATGTTGTTGGCCACGCCCATCACGCCATACGGCATATCCGAAATCACGCGCCCGAGGTTTTGCAGGACAAGCGTGTTCTGCTTTGCGCCTTCGCCCATCTTCTTGTTGAGCTGGTCGACGTGCCGGCCAGCCTGATCTGCCTCGGATGCAATAGCCTTAAACCCGGTTGTGGTTCCGACCTTATCAGCCTCGGTTTTGACGCGCTGAATCTTGTCGATCAGCTTTTCAGCTTCTCCTCCGGTCTGCTGCAGGCCATGATCAACAGAGGAAAGCCCCGGTGCTGTCTGGTCTTTTGCAATGATGTTGATGTTCAGATCGTTGCTCATGGCCAGTCAGTACAAGGGCTATTGTTTATTCTCTCTCTTGATCTCACTCCGGGCAATCCATCCATGGAACTCGTCGATGGACATGATGCTTTTCCACTCTTCTACCGTTCGGCCTCCCAGCATTTCGGCAATGTCGTACCAGGCCATTTCTGAACCGGAATCAGTCAGCTGTCTTTTTTTTCGTCAACGCCCCGAACCTTCACCATCTCGGTGGCGATCCGGTTAATCACTTTCGGATCGGCTGAGGAAACGAGCGCATCAGCGTCCTCGTTGGAAAACAGGCGCTTTCCGTTCTCGTCCAGCGCTTTCAGTACGACAAGACGGGCGTTGCTGTGCGTTGCGCTCACGCCATCAGGAGTCTCCGCCGTCGAAACGTCAAGCTCTTCAGTTGTGATGCGCTTGAAATGGATATCCGCGTCCCACTCTGGGACATGGATACTCTGCTTTGCGGCGTCAGCGTACTCGGCCTTAATCTTCTCAATCAACCTCATGAGAACACGCCCTCCGTGTAGTCGCCGGACACGATCAGCACTACGTTGCGCATGACAATCTGGTCTTTATCCATCGACATGCTGCCGATGCTTTCGACCCGTGCCGTGCCGGTGATTTTCTCGTTTCCGACAGTGGTTCCTTCTGGCGCAAGCGTGCAGGCCACGGTCGTGCCCGACTTGAAAGCCGTGTTGAGCGCCACCTGACCGTTTGTATCGGCCTTGTCATGAGCCACGGTCAGCGTGACCTGAGCGTTCGAGCGGCTTCCATTATAGAGCGTCGGCACTTCTTCGCTGAGGTCTTCGGATTTTGGCAGGTTGCGCTTTCCGGGGTCCCAAGTGATGTTTTTCCCGTGCGCGACGTAGTTCGGGGTGGCCCCGATGCCGAACTTCGCGGAATTCCCAAGGATGGGCATATTCAGGCCTCCTTATCGGTGGTTGTGGCCTCTTCGGTGACGGCCGGTTTTTGTTTCTTTTCGACAGGACGCTTCCAGCCGACGGCAAGCAAGTTATTCACATGCTGCCCGTCTGCGTAATCCCACACGGGAACAGCCTTCCCCTGCGGATTGATCAGCGTCACAAATGCGTCTTTTTCTGCCATGGTGTTGATGATTTGAGGGCGGACGCTATGCCGCCCTCATCGTTTCGTTTCCCCTACGGTCAGCTGTTGGCGGTGCTGTCGTACAGGTGGTACACTCCATCCTTACGGAGGACGCCACCATAGTAGTAGATAAACAGCTCAAGAGCATAGTCGCCGCCACCGCCGGGGATCGGGTTGATAACCGTCTCGATTCCGGCGATCAGCAGGCCGACCATTTCCTTGGCCCATGCCAGCATTGAGTTCCGGGTGTCGTTGGCAGATGTCTCGCCGGTAAACGTCGCTGCCGCTGCCGAAGGAACGCCGGTCGAAGGCTTGATGAGCGGGATTGCTGTGGTTTCTACCATCTGGAACCCGTGCACTTTTTTCGGCATGTCACCGTTGGCAAATGCCAAGTTGTTGTACTGGAACCAGGGTTTTAGCGTCGCGTCGGCCATGAAATCAGAATATTCGTCGGTGAAGAAAGCCATGTGCCGGTTTCCGGTCGGAACCTGCGCCTTGTTCAGGAACGCGCGAGCCGTCAGGAAGTCGGCGTTCGCGACGGTGCCGGCGGTAGCCCATGCCGTGTGCTGCCCGGATGCAAGAGCCTCGCCGCCGTAATCGACATTTCCGATGTCTTTCTGGCGGATCATGCGGGTAAACATGTCCTTCAGCACATAGTTCATAACCGCATCCTTCGCGGTCTGCACCAGTGCGCTCTTGATGGTCATGCCGTGCAGTTTCTCTTCCACGTTCTGCACCCGGATGGAGTTTGCGCCCGAGATTCCGCCCTTCTTGAGCTTCATCTCGATCTCGGTACGGGCGAGAGTGTCGCCTGCATTTGCCCCGAGCACAGGATAAGTCCCGGTCAGGTCGCCAACGGTCGGAGTTCCCAGACGAAGAAACTTCACGCTGGACGGCCAGTTGCCGTTCACACGTTCGACCTTCTGGTCAGTCTCCGAGCTGAACATGTCCAGTTCGGGCTGCTCCAAAAGCGCAGTCTGCACCAGAGAGCTGAAGAGTATCGCGCCTGTTGCGGTTACCTGAGTTGCCATGATAGATAGTCTCCTTGATTACGTGATTTGATAATGTCAGGCCAGCTTCAGGCCGGGGTTCTGTACCAGCTTGTCATACTGTTCCGGGAACGCCTCTGCGTATCGCGATCTGAGGTCTGCGTCAGAAGCCAGATCTGCGAAGCATTTGACTTTCTTCAGATCTTCGGCGTTCGGGTCGGCTGCGCCAGCAACTTTTCCGACGTGCATCTGCTGTACGGCCGGGATGTCAGCCAGGTAGGCGGTAGCTAAAGTGTACGTCTCGTCACCGTCGCGGTAATCGCGGTCGGCATAGGTCTTCAGCCGTTCGAGCTTTTCGGCTCCGATGGTAAGGTTCTTTGCCTGAGCGTCGCGGACAAATCCGGAAACTTTCTCGGTGTGCAGGGCAGTGCGAAGCGATAAGATGGCCGTCTCGGCAACGGTCAGCTTGTCGCTGTACTCCTTGACGCCGTCACCGGCCGATTTTTCGAGCGTCTCGACCTTGGTCTTGAGCGCCGCGTTTTCGTCCTGGTACTGTTTGACCGAGACAATGATCTGATCTTCGGATGCATCATCGGCAAGGCCACAGGCCTGAGCGATCTTCTTCATAGTGTTGATGGTTTTGGTTCGTAAGCTGTCATCGTAGCAATACAGGCCGGCTGCCGCATCTGCATACCGTGACAGCTCCTGACGTTTCTCGTCGGTCAGCGGCCCGAAAAATCTTGTTATGGCGGCCGGCAACTTTGCGGCCGGGGAATCCCCAAGCAGGGCGAAGCCACGGAGATACGGTTTACCCTGCTTTTCGGCAGGGATGTGAGGCTGGTTCAGCGGGTTCCGGGGGTCATTTCCGTCCCAGAACTCGATAGACTTGTGCGGAAAATACTGCTGCGCCTCGGAGTAGTCCGCCGTCTCTTCAATTCCGGCAGAAAGGTACACCCGCCCGGAGCTATCGATCATGCTGTCTGACAGGCTTTTCACGGCCGCAAGCCTCGGCGGCTCAGTGATGCCCGCCTCAGCCCACTTTGTCGAGTGCGCCACAAATGCGCCAGCTTCGTAGACTACCGGGTCGTAGCTCTCGACGAGATCGCGGAACAGTTGAGGGGTAAGATCCCCCTGCAGGTATTTTCCGGTGGCTGAAACGAAGACTGTGTTCATCAGAAAAACTCCGGCGTTGCTATGGAGCGAGTTACAGCCATAAGACCTTTCTGCAGATCCGTTTTGCCAATCGAAAGCCACCTGCCATCTGCAGCGCCGCTTTTTTCGATTTCGCGAATCAGGTCGGCAAGTGCTTTTCCTGCCAACTTGACGCGGTTCATCATGTCTATCTCATCTTGAGATAGTTCTCTGTACCCGGAAATCTTTCTGTGCTGGTTGTCCATGTTTTTCTGTGCGCGTGTGTTTCCGGATAGTTACCCACGCACAAACATTTTTACACGTCATTTGCTGCCAATTTTGGCAGATGTGCCGAAATTGGCACTTATGCACGACAACCGGCCAAGTCTATCAGGGTATCATTCAGGAAAACCGGAGATCACCATATGGCATATACCGTCTACGCCACAGTTCGCGACCTGCAGAGGCACTTCTCTTACTCAAGCCTGCAGACACTCACTCAACAGGAAGAGCCCGGACAAGACGTCAATGGCATCGAAATCCCAGACAACCCAGATGGGGCAACCGCCCAGCTTTTTGCCGATCTCTCGGATCCTGAAAAGCAGGAGCTGCTCGAAGACCTGATAAAAAGCGCCTGCACAAAAATCAACCGGGCGCTGCGGCCGCGATATGGCGCATCTCACAAGATCCCATTCTCATTTGATCCTGACCACGAGGACGACACGACTGAGACGCTGAAGCGCTGGGCTGTCGCCTTTGCTGCACAGGAGCTGCTCAACCGTCCGGGAAGCAAGCTCGAGCAGGGGCAGCGGACTTTCCTCATGATGCACTACGACGAATGCAAGGAAGAGCTGGATCGGGTTGCAAAATCACAGGATGATCTTGATATGAGCGCCGCCGAAGCGATCGCGACAGGGGCTGATGCGCCGACAGTCAGCGCGTCAGGCTCCGATTACGGTTCTGCTTTTGCAGAAACCATCCGAACGAATGATAATGGGGTGATGATATGATAGGGCTTGCATCAGCGCATCAGACGGTGCGGACGTTCTTGCTTTCACTCGAAAGAACGTCCGGCAAAAAGTTCTTTCCTCAGGCCGGACAGATTATGTATGCTCCTGCGCTTGAAGAGGCTTTACGCAAGTCTCCGAATCAAGCGGTCAACAAATGCGGATTCTTCCTGCAGGGAGATGGACCTTTCGAGCACTATGTCTATCGACTCTCCATGCAGACACTGCTCACCTATCCTGAGGCGCGAACGGACGACGATTACATTCGTGCTCTGCAACATGCTGATGATTTCGTCGAAAAGCTTAACGACCGTACCGTGTCGGGCCTTGGTCAGTTGACCAGGGCAGACGGACCAAGCCCGTTCCCGAACATTGGCGTCCTTGGAATCCGGATAGACTTCACTATTGCAACTATCAACGCTTGACCATGAGCATACTCGATCTTTTCCGTCGCAATCGCTCCGCAAAACCTGACTCAATGCCGACAGAGCAGACGGTCCATCCCGTAAGTGCCCCTATCGACCGCTTGGCCATCAACAGCGCCATGGCGGGGATTCAGCGCGACATGAAGGATTTCAGCGGCCTCGAGTTGAGCGACGCGGCCATAAGGAACGCAAAACAGCAGGCGGATTCCGGGCTTCCGATGACCTATTACCGGTACATCCAGAAAGGCGTACTGCGTGACGGCCACATCGGAGGCACTACTTCAGACCTCATGCGCCGCACAGTAGCCTATCCGTTTGAGATTGAGCTGCCAGATGAGATCAAGGACGATCCGGATGCACAAGCACAGGTAAAGTTTTTGTCTATGGTCCTGCATTCGATAAACTTCAATGCCGTTCGAGAGCGCGCCGCATGGGGGACATTCTGGCCGACGCTGCAGGAGATCGTATGGGGGGAAGCATCTCAATCCATACGTGATGAGTATTCCGGTAACGGAATTCCGGGATTCACGCCGGTGGTGCCGGTTGAGATCAGGCAGTTACCGAACATCTACCTGCAATCAGATGCGGAAGGCAACCTGCTTTACATCCAGGACGGAGCGCAGGCCATGAACATCAGCGACAGGCCGACGCAATTCATTTTTGCCATCGATCCGGCCGATGCCGATCAGCTCATGATCAAGCCGGTGCCATTTACCGAGATTGGCAGCCAGAAGCGGGTTTTTGATACCTGGGTAGATAAAGTGTACACTCGGGTAGACGGCAGGAAGTACCGAAACCGGTTTGCCGAGCCGACACTTGATGTTTCGTACGACAATCAGGACCCGAACAACGCAGCCGATGCAGCAACCATCTACGGAGCCTACAACGCCAACGGCAAACTCAGAAGCATCAAGCATCCGTCAACGGTTACGGTCGATTATATCGGCGCCGATGCCGTCAGCACCACATCAGTGTTCCGCGATGACCTCGACACGCACAACAGCGAGGCCACGAAAGGACTGAAAGGTCAGGATATGAGCACCGAGAAGGACAGCACAAGGGCCACATCAGCAACCGGCATGGCCTATGATGACGAGATGCTTTCGTCGGTGTGCGCTATCCGAGACCAGATCCTCGCCGATCAGCTGCTCATCCCGATCCGTGACCTCAATTTCCCAGAAGGAAAGCGCTACCCTGTCCATTTTTGCACCAAGCTTCCCGAGGAATTCAAAGCCCCCGAGGTTATCCGCCTGGTCGAATCCGCCTCGTCAATGGGCGCTGAGTTTACCGAAGGCGAGGTCGCAAATCTCTACCGGTTGCCGGTGAATTCAGATCGGGAAAACATGATTCTGCCAGGGCTTTCGAAAAATAACCCGTTCAGACTGTGAACATCGTTGGAAATCAGGGTAACGTCCGCGACTACCTCGTCCGGATCATCGACCGCGGCCAGATCAGGCGGTTTCTTGAGATCGTAGGCAACGAGGCAAAGGAGTTCATCTACGACGAGACGCTCGAAGGCCGCTTCGCCAATGGCGGCCCGTTTCAGTATCGTTGGAAGGAGTATGAGAAGCGGAAGCGAGCTTCCGGACGGTTTCGTGGACACGTGGATTTCTTCGGGTTCTCGCACCCGAACACGATCAACACGATGACCTCGAGCGTGACCGATACCCGGTACACCATCAGGATCACCGGAGATGCAGCAGCGAAAACATTAAAGTGGCGTGGGCGGTACAACTGGTTTTCGTTCGGAGGTGCCCGAGAAGAACCGGTCGGCCAGATCGCCGACCGTGTGTTTCAGTCGTTCGACTGGGGTGGGAAATAATAATCGAGATCTTGTCTTTTTCTTTCTGGCGGAAGACACAAAAAATCATCGCACAATCAAAAAAAAATATCATTCCCTCTGTTTTTTTTGTCTATTTGTTTTGTGCTTTGCCAAACATTCCGTACATTTATATCAGAAGGCAGTAATCAACAACAAAACGAAAAACAGCCATGACACTGAAAACAAAAATGGAAGGCACCGAAAAACAGATCAAGTGGGCGACTGACATTAAATCCGAAATTATCGGCCTTTTGCGCCCTCGTTTTGGAAACCCCGATGCGGTAGAGGCTGTCCTGCACCTTGAGACATCTGCCGAGTGGTGGATTGAGCACCGTGGATATGGTGAAACCGACATACTCAAGCAGATATGTGCCAAATACCCTGAGGCAATCGCCCAAATGAGCAAGTAAGAAATAAATCAACAAAACCAGCGCGCTGCAACACAGGGCGCGCAAAAATTGAAGCAATGACCTACCAAATGATTACCGCACTGATCAAGCTTTCCGAAACCGGAAAATTTTCAGAAGTAATCGACTCGCTTAAAAAAGAGTTGTCCGGAATAAATTGGCTTGACGACCTCGACAATATTGATCTTGACGAAGACGTTGCAGATTATGATCTCTGGCCAGACGGCAAAAAGCACGATGCCGAAATTCATGGATTGCTTATGTCCGCCCAAGAAGCAAGAGCATTTCCGACCGACCGCTATTTTACGGAAGTCCTCAAGCTCAAGTTGCAAGTAATGAGAGACGACCGCAAAGCGCAAACAGCGCTTGATCGCCTCATAACCAAAGGATCGCTCACCGCAGAAGCGGAACTGCGCGCTCATCAAAAAGGCGGAGATAACTGATGCCAATTTTTACCATATCCATCGCCCAAGTCTGCGACGCCACAGGGTACACCCGTGAGCGTCAGCGCCACTTCCGCAATGGAAACCCTGCCAGAAAAGAGGCAGCGATACTCATCGAGAGGGTGCACTACATCAAGCAAAGCAACGGGGGTGTCATGTACTCCGCTGAGGCTATTGACTGGATCAACGAGCACAAAAAAGCGGCCACCCCTGGACGTAAACGCAAATTGCTCGGCGATTAACCTTGCGGCTTTGACTGGGGTGGAGGAAGCCGGTGAGAAACCGCGTCACGCCTCGGCTCGAACTGAATCCCGTGGTCACCTTCATACGGCTCCGTGTGGCTATTCCTTCCCATCCAGATATCTTTCGGTATCCCGTCAGGGAATGCCGTGCATTTCTTTAGCCGCGTCTCCCTCGGGTTGTAGTGCTTGCATACCGAGCACACCGGACTGATTACCGGAAGACCGAAAATCGTATCATCAATATCCATCGTGTCACCTCTCCGTTTTGGTGTAGTTGATCAATCCCAAGTTACGAAAATCCTCCCATACCGAATGCCAGAGAAGATGATTTACATCGTCGGCGCTCATTTCCCCTGCGGCATACTTGCGATGATACTCGACGTTGTACCGGGCTGACGTGTCGTAGGCAAGCCCGTTGAAGTCACGCTCCGACATTGCCATGCCTGCATCGGTGATCGTCGCCGAGTAGTCGTGCCTGGCTGACGCGACGCGCATCTCTTTGACGCCGTACACCTTGGCAGCCATCAAGTCCTGCGGAGAGAACGATGTCCCTCCCGGATGGTTATGCGTCACTATCGACCCTGGTAGCAGGCTTTCCGCGTCAGGCGGCAGGTTGACCGACCTCTTTTCGCCCCTGATGTTGCGCACCTCGTTGCCGTCGGCGTCAAAGATGATCAGCGTCTCGTAATCCCGGTGTCTGATGGCGTCCTCGCTCATCCTGATCCTCTGTGCCTTGACGTCATCGCTGACGGTCTGCTTTCGCATCCTCGCGACGACATCATTGTCCGGAACCGGGACCTCCCCGCGGTCTATCGTGACCTTCGGCATGTTCCAGCGCTCAAGCGGCAACGGCTGAGTGACCTTCTTCGCCGGTCCGTCCATGAACACCATCGCAAAGCGGTGGATCGAATTGTACCCGCCGCCCTGGACCAGCACCGGGACCCCCGGAATCATCCCCTGCCACCCATTCCCGGTCTTGTCCAGCGGGAGTCCTGGAACCGACTTCCAGTCGTGCCGGTCAATGGCGTCGATCTCTTCCCTGGTGAAGTCGCCATGATCGACCGCCCACCGGCTGAAGGGCCTTGATGTCGGTATGACGAACCCCGGCTTGTACCGGAACCTCTGCACCCCGAGATCGGCGGCCTTGTTGGCGTTGAACTGCCCGATATAGAGAAACTCGCTCGTCCCGCTGATAAGTTGGGCTCTTGATGCCGTAACGCCCGTTATGCGCCGAATCTCGTCGTTGACGGCTGCTTTCCCCTTTCCCATGATCTCGTTATCGCGGAGCATATCGCGGATGTGCCGGCTGGTCGATGGAGGAATGCCGGCAAAGGCGTCAAACGTGTTGGCTTGGATTGCCCGCAACCGCTCGTACTCCTTTGCCAGATCGAGAGCGTAGCCGTGCCGCTGCCAGAAGTATTGCTGCACCTTGATCAGGTCCTGAGCACGGTTTAGTACTTGGTACGCCACGTTATCGGTCACCCGCTGCAGCTTCCGTTCAAGGTCGATTATCGCGCCCTCGATGTCGCTCTCGTTGATCAGTCCGGAATCAATCATGGCCAATACATCCTCGGTGATGGCGCGCTGATAGATCGCCGATAGAACACCATTCCGCTGCTGGTGCAGCTGCAGTAGCTCCGTGATTTTGTCCTGCAGGATGTCGTATTCGCTCTGGATTGCGCTCATGACGGCTGCCCCTCACGAGTAATCTTGCTGAAGAACACCTCCACCCTGACATTTACTCTGAAAGCCGTCCCGCAATGAGGACACCGCAACGTCCTCTGTTTCACCTGATCAACCTGCCGAGTTCCGGTCTGCGTGAAATTAGCGGTGCGCTCGCAATGCGGGCATTTCCCGGCTGCAAAAAGCAGTTTTCTGTGCTCGTAGATTTCTCGATGTGTCATGGGGTAATAATGGTTACATTGGTACGGATTGTTGATATTCTGCTGTCTGCGTCTCTTGCCCTGTCCTCGGCGTTGTGAGATATCCAAGGGCCGTATAGACCACTCCACGCACCGCATCAGGGCAATGGTCGTTTGCCTTTACCGGCTCCGGGAGCTGGTTCCCGCGACTGTCCTCGCGCCATTTGTAGAGCGCCAGCTCGCGAAGGAAATTCACACTCCGCTCTGTGACGTGGAGTTTGAACATCTTCGTCAACTGAAGGCCCTCGAAAACACTGCTCTTACCCTTCTTCCACGGGATCGCATTATACCCGCCCTTCCTCAACTCCTTGATGGTCTCGGGCCGTGCATCGTCGCAGTAGATCGGTAGGTGCTTGTCCGTCTCAGGGATCACAAGGCCCATCTGCTCCAGTAGCTCAGACGGGCTCAGGTGTGGCATATACAGACGCTCATCAGCGTATATCCGCTTCTCGTTTCCGGCCACTTCAGCACCAACCTTTACCAGTGCCGCCGGCGAACTCTCGCTGAAACCGAAGTCAAGGCCATAGTACCCGGTCGGCAGGGCCGGGAACTCGCCGATCTTGGTCACGTCCGGGAAGATGAGCCCCTTGATCTTTGTCCACAGGCCCAAGGTGATGATTCGGTACAGGTCGCGATCCGTCTGCTTGAGGTGCTCCAAGTCAGCGATGAATGCCCCATCAAGGAAGTTGTTGTCCAGATAGGTCGTATGCAGGGCGGTTACGGCCTCTGGGCGAAGCACCTTGTCCGAATCGTCCCAGAACTCAGCCTTGATCCAGTGCTCGGGGTTGATCGGATTGAACGTCCCAAGGATCTGGCGTGCCCGTCCTCGATATCCCCGGCCGCGAATGGTGAACCGGAGCTGGTTCCAGTCGTTACGGGTGAGTTCGGTGATCTCCTCGACCCACACGAAATCAATTGAAGCCAAGGACTTGATCTTTTCTGCCCTGTCGAATCCTTTCGCAATACACGTCGAGCCGGTCTTTGTGCAGGTGATCTTGAGCGGGTTGCTTGTCCACGTAAAAAAGCGCTCGAGACCCCAATACTGAATCACGTCGATGATTTCCTGGTACTGCGAATCCCTGATCGAGTCCAGCACCTTACGCACCAGGGCCACCCGGTACCGTCCGGACAGCATAAGGATGACGACCGCTTGAGCTGCAGCCCTCGATTTCCCGGATCCGCGCCCGCCGTACATCAGCAGGAATCGCTTCAGCCACTGCTCAGCCTCAGGATTTCCGGCCGCAACACCGGCCACCGCAAACATCAGCGGCATGTAGGCCGGGTTGAAAGCCTCGGTGTTGAAGATGAACCGCGCCTGCTTCGATAGGGGACGGCGAATTGTCATGCAACAGCCCTCTTAATTGCCATTTCAGGCACATTTGCGGCCGCCAATGCCCGAGAAAGTGGCGGACATACCGAATTCCCCACCATTCGCACCTGAGCGGTTTTCGTCAAAATCAACCCTTGCTCCGGACGGTCGCCGATTATGTAGTCATCCGGAAACCCTTGAGCCTTGAAAAGTTCCCTCGGCGCAAGCATCCGAAGACCGATATCGGCAATCTCGTACTCTTGGCCGGAGACGGTGACAAGCCCAAACCGGTCGCGGGAAACCACGGTCCGCATTGGGGTAGTTATCCCCTGTCCTTCGGTCTCGCTCCCATAATAAGCGACCAAGAACGCCCGTACTTCTGCAAAGTGTGTTCCCTGGGCGCTGATGGTGTGTAACGGCTCATCCGTCGGCTGCCCAACGTTATCACCACGGAGCTTAATCAGGTTGCTTGTCACAAGACTGTGATGGTCAACACTGGTCACAGTCCCGATTGGCTGTTCCAGTTCGGAACCAACCACTCCGGAATAGTGCTTTGCAAGAAACGCCGTGACAAGAGCATGATGCCCTCCTTTCGTTTGAGCGCAAATAGTCCGCAGCGGCTCACCGGCTGTCATACACCTCGGACTGCTGGCATTCGCGCACTCCGTAAAAACGGGAGCTACAAGCGCGCCTTGAGACCCTTGAGCAGTTATTGTCCATGCCGGATCATGAATGCTTCGGACTCTTGGCTTTTGCCCGCTCTTCTCCCCGTTGCGGGTATTGATGATAAAAGGCTCTGCAGCATTGACCACGTACCGCATGATGCCCTTTGCTATCCTGCGGCAAGTAGCTTCAGCAAGAGGCCTCTGCCGCTCGAAAATGGACGGACAAGGTAATGACCAGTCTATGCACTCCGCTGCCGTGCGATACGGCTTCAATCCATGGCCGTGAGTCGGTTCAGGCCAGACAATCGGCTGTCCATCGCGCCGGGCGATCAGGAACAGACGCTTTCGAATAGTAGGGGCTCCGTAATCGCAAGCCCTTAATTCTCGCCACTCAATGCAGTATCCATGCGCCTTTAAGGCATTTATGAAAGATTTAAACTCTTGGCCTTTACGCTTTTTACATGGCTTGCCGTCATGCAGGGGCCCCCATGTGATAAACTCTTCGACATTCTCCAGCATTATTACCCGCGGCTGCCGAATAGCTGCCCATCTCAAGGCGACCCATGCCAAAGAGCGAATCTTCTTCTCAACCGGCTTTCCTCCCTTCGCTTTTGAAAAATGCTTACAGTCAGGCGACAACCATAGAAGGCCAATCGGGCGACCAGGCTTCACGGTGCGCGGATCTACCTCCCAGACACTCTGGCAGTAATGCTCTGTTTCCGGGTGATTGGCGGAATGCATAGCTACAGCTTCCGGATCGTGGTTTATTGCTACCGTAACCCTTCGACCGAGAGCGGCTTCAATGCCCACCGACGCTCCTCCGCCGCCGGCAAACAGGTCCACGATGATCTCAGGAAATACATCCAACTGCAACTGCTTCACCGCTGATCTCCATAATTGTTGATTTGAACGTTCTGTTGGAACCCGATGTACACCGGCGCGCCATCCTCATCATCCCCCGGGGTTTGAGGCTTGTCAAAGCCCAAGGCCTTTCCGATGTTGACCAGCGCCTCAATCTTACTGTACAGCTTGACCTCGACGTACTGCACTGGTACCGGTATCATCTTCCCTTCCGTCTCATCCCACTGCATTTCGCTCTCAGTCTTCACCTTGAAGCTCTGGATGCACTTCCGTTGATCCTCGGTCAGCTCAGCGAACTCTGTGATCGTCATCTTGCCTTTCTCAAAGTTGACGATTCCCGGAAGGTTGGTGAACGCCAAGGCCTTCCACTCATCGAGCCACTGCGTCCTCGTGATCACCGCCTTTTCTGCGGCGGCACCCTGAAGTTCAGCAACCCTTGCCCCAACCTTGCCCATGAGCCGAGACGCCTTTTGCCATACTGTTTCGTCTTTCCACTTCATCGAATGATGGTAAACGACCCGGTACGCCTCCGCCTGGTTACCAATGCGGAAAACTTCCTGAGCGAATGCCTCCTGTTTTATGGTCAGCTTCTGTTTGTCGTTTTTCATTGTGGTACTCATGGTTTCAGTCCGGCCACCCTGTTGATGGCTTGCACTCAATCGTCCTGATTTTCATTCTCCTGGCCTCGACCTTCATGATCCAGTATGGGCCGCTCTTTTCCTGCTCTTCTGCTGAGCGGCACCCACTGACCCGGTCGATGATGGCAATGGAGAAATCGTTCTCAGACGCCTTCCCTGATCGAACACAATCATCCATCTGCCGATAGGTGTAGAGCTTCATTTTCCGGTCAAAACTGATAAAGTTGGCGACGTTCGGTATGCGTCCGTATCCTTCATAGGTGTCGATGACATGCTTTACCGAATCAATCATCCGATCGTCTGAGAATCCGTTTTCAGCGAACCGATCACGAAGCACATCACCCTGCTCCTCGCTCCATCCGGGAAAAGCTTTACCAATCATCGCTATTGCGGTCGCCACACCCCGCTTCGTCCGTTCTCCCGAGTAGACTGAAACCGAAACGCATGATCCGTCAGGTGTATCGAGGATCGTCTGCGATGCGCTGCATGATTCCAGGCAAACACTCAGGTGTGAGTGGCTGCTGATGCGCGAGAGTTCCGTTTCGATAGCCGTTGATACCTGCGCCATTGTGTCCTCCGTAAGTTTTCGCGTTTTTCATCCAGTTATGTGCTGCAGACTCCCATGACCTCATCGGAGCCTTCCCTCCGACCTTCCACCCGTTCGAATTGAAGTGATGCCAGAACTTCTCAGCCTCGGTCACCGGCCAGCCCTTCGAGGCAAAGTGATCGACCGACTCTTCAAGTGAAGGCGGGGAAAATGATGCCTTTTTCAGCTGGCGCGCCTCTCTCTCGTAAGAGAGAGTATTCTTGTTATCATTGTTATCATTGTTGGATGCTGCCCTTTGATTGCCCTTTGATTGCCCTTTAGCTTGCCCTTCAGCTTGCCCTTTACACTCTTTCTTATCCTGATAAGAGGCGTAATTATTTATCGTTATAACACGATATTTGTTTGTCGATCTGTTTGCCACTTCGCTTGTCGAAATTAGGTGTTCAAGAGCGACGCGTATTTTCTTCACCGAAAGCCCGAGTTCCTTCGACAACTTGTCAAGCCCGGTAAGTACTTGTCCCCTACGAATGACCTCTCCGCGCCACTTGGTGTCACGGTGATTGGCAAGCAACAGGAGGTGCACAAATAGCCTCATGGTGTTGCCGTCGGTGTACCATTCCCACTGCATGATCTTCCGGTGAATGGTCACAAAACCGTTGTCGTTTACTGCCATTGTTACACCGCTTTTGAGACTTCGTTATCGTAAGCGTAAACCGCGACCGCAAGCGCTGACCAGATATCATTATGAATACCATAGAGGGGCCCTGGTGACGACTTCGTGCCTACCTGCGGCAGTTTACCCCCGCCTGTTGCAGGAAATCGATCTAAAAGCGCCTGTCGCACATTTGGGTCTTTTGCTCTGGACGTCCCGCAGAGATGCAACTTGATGTCCTTGCGGTAGATGAACTCGCATCGTCCATTCCATGCCTGTAAAAATCGTCCTATCCAGACGCATGTTTCGAAGACCTCTTTTCCAACAGGCATCCCGTAGCTCGCGATCATCTCTATCACCAAAACGTCGTAATCCGAAGGGGAAAGCTCATTCATGAGCAGCTGCAGCATCTCGTCGTTTGCGATCTTTCCCATCGCAACAATTTCCCCGTTGAGGTACGCGATGTACGCAGAGTGAATATTCCCCGGATCGATAGCGAGTATCGGTTTTCTGTGTGATCTCATTTTTGTTTTCCGTCCCATTGATACTGTGTTTATAATGCCCCCATCATATCGAACAGGCTCGGCATAGTGATTTCCCGTTCCATGGCCTGCAGGTACTGGACACTGTCGAGGAAATACTGTGTGTTCAGCTCGCTTCCCTGGCCGCGCCTCCCAAGCTTGATCGCCCGATATGGAACAGTGCCAAGTCCGCAGAATGGATCATAGACCAGATCTCCCTCGTTGCTGTATCTGGTGATCAGCCGGTCAACGATATCAAACTGCAATGGACACACATGGAGCATAGCGCGCTTCTGGCTCTGTGCAGAGTTCAAAGTGATCATCCGGTTTACGTCAGTCCACACTTCAGGCGACCAACTACCTGGAGCAATAGACATAAAACTTGCCGGGAGTTTTCCTTTCACTTCAAGAGCCTCACCTATTTTTATGTGATAATCGTAATCATAAACATGGCTTTGGGTGTACTCGGTGAAAAGTGTCGCCATGTCTCCGGGCCCAACACCTTCAAGGTCTTCGGGTGTCAATAACCGGTTACCACTGCTTTTCCAAAACGCATGTGCATCGACCTGCCACCGAGCCCTGGTGTATTCAGATTTCTCCTTGCGAACCGGGATATCTGCATAACCACGATTCCTATCCGTCTGAGGCTTATGGAACAACAGCACGTACTCCGGAGAACCTACCCCCATCTTTGTGCCGTCTTTGCACTGCTCAGACCAGCCAAGGCGGTAGGTTTGGTTGTTCTCACGGACGACATCGGTTACAACGGTAATCATGCCCATGTAGTCAAATCCGTGCTTTAATCCATGCATGATTGCCTCGCAGTGGAACGGAGACACGGTCGGAATTCCCGCACCAGTGACATTTCCAAACAGGATCCGGTCTTTGACGTGGCAAGCGTAGATTCTGCCCGGCTTCAGAATCCGCCATAACTCCGGGGTCAGGTAATCCATCTGATCCCAGAAGTGATCATTTCCGTCCGTGTGGCCGAAGTCGTTGTAGCTCGGGGTGTACTCATAATGGTTCGAGAAGGGAATCGATGTGACAATCAGATCGACATGGTTCATAGGCTGGCGCTCAGCTTCGAGAACGCAATCGTTATTTGCGACAGAGAAACGCTCTCCATCTATCTGAATCCTCTCACATCCGATGGTTCTGCTGAGCACGTCTCCGATGCTCAGGTGATTCAATCCGTGCGATTTGATGATTTCAGTCATGTTGGCAACAAGTTTTTCGTGCTGGGCCCACTTCTCCTGCAGTGCTCGCAGGATTTCGCGTTCGGCCTCACTGTGAATGATGTGAATCTCGACTTGCTCCTTTTGCAGGAACCGGTGAATCCGGTGCACGGCCTGAATGAAGTCGTTGAACTTGTAGCCGACACCCAAGAAAATCGCCTTGTGGCAATGGCGCTGAAAGTTGCACCCACTACCGGCGATGACCGGCTTTGCCGCCAGATATTGGAACTGGCCGTCAGAAAAGTCGATGATGTCCTGTTCTCTCTTTTCGAGGTCTTTGCTGCCGTAGACGGCCACCGATGACGGGACCGCGGCAGTGATCGCATGGCGTTCATCTTCGAGGTCGTGCCAGATGATGTAGTGGCTGTCCGGATCCTCCTGAAGAATCGTCTGCATCTGGTCGATGCGCCGGCAAAGGCTGTCGCGCTTTTCCCGGCTGGCCGCCTGCAGGCCTGCTGCTGAATTCTTGAACAGCAAGCCCTGTCCATTCTTCTCCGTTCCGGCCATAGCATGATCCGTCGGTACCTCGTGATAGATCACCTCCATATCCGGAAGGTCGTATCCGGTAGCGTCAAAGCCAAGGTCAGCCGGGGACTGCAGGAAGATGGACCAGCTGTTCAGCCAAAACCAGAACTCGCGCTCCTTGTGCGGGTACAGCGTCAGGTTGTTGGCCTGCGTGCTGTCACGCTGGAAGAAGCGGGTCAGAGCCTGCCCGGTATCCATGATTCCCAGGAATCCTGCGTAATGTATCAGCTCCTTGAACCGGTTCGGGCTCGGTGTTGCCGTGGCAACGAACTTATGTTTTACCGACCTGAAAAGCGGCAAAAACTCCTGAAACGTTTTGCTGCCGTAAGAGCGAAGAACGCTCGCTTCATCGAGGCTCACGACCGTGAACAACGCAGGATCCAGCTTCCCGTCCCTAATGCTCTCATAGTTGGTCAGATAATAGTCATGCCCATCGACAACCTCATCACTGCGCCGGATAAACCGAAACTCAACACCAAACTCGCGCCGAATATCCTCAATATCAAGGCCAATGTTCTGCGCTCGAGTCTCCCACTGCTCACCGATCAACATACCATCACGACGAAACTCCTGACGGACGCCAAGCGGACACACAATCAACGCCTTGCCGCCGGCATATCGCTGCGTCAGGCGGACGATTTCAATCTGCTGCGGCGTCTTTCCAAGGCCAAACGCCTCGAATAGCGCCCGGTTGCCACCCTTGACCGCCCACTGAACAATGGCGATCTGATGCGGACGAAGCAGCGGGTTCACATCCTCGGCTTGGCATTCATACCCGTCGAATGTTGCGAGCGGAATTTTAGCTTTGAGAAAATCGGTGTAGTTCATCTTCCCCTCCCGTAAGCCTGCGCCGCCCATGTCGGCACACCTGTCGCAGCTTGCACCTCGGCGATAAACCGCGCCTCATCACTGCGGTCGTCGCTCAGGTGCAAGAGCCATATTTCCCGCGTCTTGCTCAGATCCCATGCCTTCAGCGTGCTGATGCACTGCTCAAGCGACATGTGCGACGCAAACAGGCGGTCGTTGATGCTGTCACCGGGCGTCATCAAGTCGCGGGCGTAGTTGCACTCAATCGCTACGATCGTCGGGCTGAAGTCCGGAACAACCGGGCAGTAGAAAGTGTCAATCAGGAACACACAGGTCTCTCCGGTACATCCTCGGGACATGTACCCCCAGTTCGGGACGTCGTGTTTGACCTCAAAGCTCTGGGCGCGGATCGTTCCGATGTTGAGACTATTCTGCAGTGATCCACCAAGCATTACCGACATCCCGCGATTAAACAGCGTCTCGGCCGTTTTGGCGTTACAGTGATCACCATGCTCATGCGAAATCAGGCATGCGTCGTAGCTCGTCGGTGCCTTCGGCAGAAGCCTGGCAATCTCTCGGTACGGCAATCCGCACTCGATGATGATGGAGGTGTGCCCGTCGTCCAGAGTGTAGAGGTTGCCGGACGATCCGCTGGCGTAGGGCTTGAACTTCATGCTTCGGTCCCCTCCATGTTGAGGATGACGACGCCGGAGGATGATTTCGAAGGTGCTGCCGGGGCGGCGTCGCGCAGTCGGTCGAGTGCGTCGGCGGCGTCCTTCCCCATGGCTTCAATTATCATTCTCGAGTATACGCTGCCGATCTTGCGGAGATAGTTTCCGATCATGGCTTCGGACTCGGCTTTGAGCACGGCAAGGTCCTCGTGATCTTCGGCGGGGAAAAGGTTGAAGTTGCGCTCGTCCCGGTCATAGTAGGCTTTCGGGAGCTTCATCGTCCCGGCTTCGTCAAAGTTCTTCAGGCCGGTTGCCATGGAGAATGTGGCGAAATATCCTTCGTCGTCGCTGCCGAAGGTGATGGCGTCAAGTCCAATTACGATGGCGTCGGATAGCTCGGCCCCATCCTGGCGGAGTGTCATGGCGCGGCGGGCGGCGTGGGCTGGTCCGAAAACGATCTTTTCGATACCCTCTCGCACCTTGCCAAGTGCGAAATGATAGCGGTCGCCCGGATTCATGTCGAAGGTTGAAAGCTGCATTTCTGCCGAAAGGTCAAGTGGCGGCGGGGCAACGAATTTGAACTTTACGGCGGTCCCCTTGTCGGTGTTGAACTGGATTTTTTTCAGGTCGATCATGGTGCTTCTTCGGTTGTTTTCCCGGCATCCGGCCGGTGCGGTTTACTGCTTTGGCCGCAGCGGGGCGTCGAACTCCGGCCCGGCGCACTCCAAACGCCAGCACTCCTGCGGCTGCCAGGCTGGAACCACCGCAGGGCGCCTCGTCAATACCCTGGGCCGTCGTCGTCGGGCGCTGCCGGTGCGGTCTGATCATCCTCGAATACCTCTCCGGTCGCATTGTCAAACTTGTCGCCCGTTTCGGCGTCGGGAACAACCTCGGCGGTGAATCCGATCACCTCGCCGTTGGCATGCTCTCCGATCTCACGTCTTGCCCTCTCCTCGGCGTCCTCGTCCTCGCGTACCGCCCCAAGCATCTCCGTGGACATGATGCCATACCTGCGGATCAGGGTCGCAAGCACGGTCTTCGTGCCCATAGCTTCGAAGTCCGATGCCCACACTCCGGCCAGCTTCTGCGCCTTCTTGCACTGCTGGTTGTACTTGATGGCGTGGGCCTGCATCTTCTCGACCTTCCAGTACAGCGACTTGCTGTATCCGTTGGTCAGCTCGATGTGGGCAAAGAACCCGATGACCGTATCGCTCACGGGCTCGCCATCGATATCGACCTCTCCGGTAAGCTTTGACACCTTCCTTAGCTCTCCTTCGAACACCGGTCCGGCATTGATAAACCGGTACTGCCCGGTGCGCTGCGCAAGCTGCACGTAGCCTTTCCATCCGATCTGAAACTGAGGCTTCGGCGTGCCGTGGTCGCTGAAAGGCACCACCCAGGCAAAGCCCAATGCCTTGCTCAGCGGGAGGTTCAGCGTTGCGGCCTTCATACACTCCTTGATCACGGCGGCCGGGTCGCACTTCTGCAGGTATCCGTCGGCGCTGAACACCTCAAGGATCGAGGCAGTGAACAGCTCGGCCTTGTCCTTCAGCGTTCCCTTTATGAGGTCCGTCACGGCGGCAGACCCAAGTATGTTTTTCATCCGGCCGGATGGCGTGAGCGCCTGTGAATTTCCGTTCTGTGACATGATTGTGTTCTCCGTTGTTGATTATGATCAGTAGATATCGCCTTGGCATTGTCCTTGACATCCGGGGCATTCTCCGCCGCATCCGGGAAGCTCAGAAGACTGAACCGGAATCGGTTCTCGGATAAGCTTCGACAGCGTGACCGTGCGGTAACCCTGCGCTTCAATGTCATAGACTCTCACCTGGTCAGGCTTCAAGGTTACCTGTCTCTTTGGCTTCGCATCGTACGCCTGAACCTCTTCTTCCGTAGCCTCTGGCAGGTAATCAGGGCTCAGGGTGCACTTCATCACCCGCTGGCTACCGTCGGCTTTTATAAACTCCACTTCGACAACTCCGTCAATCAGCATGCCGACAAGAGCGTCTTTCGTTATTTCGATCTTTGGCTGTTCCATGGTGTAGCTCCTTGTTGTGGTGGTTATGCTGTTGCTGATTCTTCCTGCACGACGACCCGAAGACCTTTGATCTTGCCGTCGTCAACCGCTACAAGCCGGATGATCTGGCTCTCCATTTCCGGCATCAGGATGGTCAGGCTCTCGGCGTTATCGACGAATACCGGGCAATGGATTCCGTAATGGCCGCCCAGCACCTCGATGATCTTCAGCCCGGCGATGATCTTCGCGCCGGTGTTGGCGTCGCTCCACGGCACCATCGCGCCCTCGGGGCTGGGGACAAGTGTCTCGCACGTCTCCGAAAGCCCGCCGTTGATCTGACCGGTGAAAAGCTTGAAGCTCAGCGGCGAGAACTTCTCGGCGACACGCTCCTCAAGCATCCCCACCTTCGCACGGATGAAGCCTTCACAAAGAATGATCTTCCGGTCGATCTCGTCGATCTCCTGCCCGAGGCGCTTCTGGTCGGCCTTCAGCTCGGATACTCGCGTCTCGGCCTGCGCGGCAGACCGGTTGCTTGCCGCGGCCTCGTCGTGCCGCCTTATTGTGGCTTTTACCTGCTCAATCTCGGCGTCAATGGCGGAGGTATCTGCTCCCTTCGGTTCCGAAAGCTCGCCCTGAAGGCCTTCGATCTCGGCGTTGAGCTTGGTCATGTCCGGCTTCTCCGGCAACTGGACGGCCTCCCACTCGACCCGCAGACTTTCAAGCTCGGTGTTGATAGCACTTCGCTCTTTGTCCAGTTCATCGATCTTCGCGCCGATCTCGTCGATGCGCGCCTTGTTTGCTGTCCCTGCTGCCTTGTTGCTCTCGATCTTCGCGTCGAGGTTCGACTCGATCTTCTTGCGCAGGTCGGCGGCGGCGCTGTTGTCGCTCGGGAGATCCTGGGCACAGGTCGGGCAGCAGGTGCGCCCAGCCTTTTTATGCGAGATAAGCTCCGCATACTCAGGGCGGAGCTTATCATTCTCAGCCATAAGCCTGCCGCGCTCTTTGGTGATGAGCCCTAATTCTGCATTGATCTGCGCCATGCGAATCTTTTTCTCAGACGCACGGTTCTCGACCTTGATCCGCTCGCCTTCGGCATCCATGACATTGCCGCGGTGCTCCGTCGCGACGCGATCGATCTCCTCGCGCTTCTCGTTGATCTTCGCCTGGATGTCGGATGTGTCTCCGGCCAACAAGGAAGCCCGGACGTTCTGCAGGAAGGAAAGTCTTGCGGTCAGATCGGCGTAGCTCAGGCCCTCCGGCGGAACGCAGTCGGCATCACTCGGCTTCGATCTCTTGGCCTCGTCGATTCGCACCGGCAGCTTGTCCAGCTCGTCGTTGATCTTCGTCCGCTGCGCCTTCAGCATCTTCAACGTGTCGTCGAAGGAGCGTCCTTCCATGATGCTCGGGAGCGAAGCGAACTTGTCGCCATTCATATCGATCACGTCAGCGTCGATGATGTCGCCGGCCACCTCAAGCAGAATCCGGCGGCAGTCCTGCCATTTCATCGCATTGAAGTGGGTGATGGATGTGAGCATCCTGAACAGATCCTCGCGAACCAGCCCCGAGACGTATGCCTTGAACTCGCTTTCTTTCTTCGGTACCTCGTCGATGAAATAGACCGTCTCATGACCGGTAAACTCTGCCGGAGCGCTCTTGCTCCCTCGCTTCTGCGCGTACCTCTCGGTCATGACCTTGCGGAGCAAGACCCTGCGGTTCCGCTCAGGACCGCTCGTCCTGTCAAGGAGCTGCTCGATACCAAGCACCGCCTCAACGGAATGTTCGAGGTTGTGGATCTCCTGCCCGTCACCGTCGAGGGTCTTGATCGAGAATGACGAGTCGCCTGCCTGGTTTTTTCCGAAGAGCAGCCACATGAGCCCGTCGGCGATGGTGCTCTTTCCCGTGCCGTTCGGGCCATGGATGAGAGATCCTTGGCCGTGCGGTTCAAAGGTGAACTCGCGGATACCCTTGAAGTTCTTGAGGGCGAGTCTCTGCAGTTTGATGTTCATTTTTTTTGCTATCTTGAGTTGTTGATATGTTGATTCAGAGCCTTGTTGGTGCCAGCCTTCAAGGCTCTACTTTCCATCTGTTTTTCCTGCTGTTGTACCGGGCTCGTTGGCATGAGACGGTTCCCATTATCGTTACCGCCGCACCAAAAGCAAAAACCATCCACGGAACAAGGCTGTTCAGCACCTGCCCAAACGCTACTGCATATTCTCCCATGTTCTGTCCTCCAAAAATTCGGGTTTCGATTGTTCTGTCTATTTTTCCTCGGTCGCCTCTTTCCTTGTCGGTTCCGCCGGGCTGACAGCAATTATCTGCTGCAGTATAGGTTTCCACACACGCCACCAATCGGGAGCACGACGGTCCATACTGGCAATCTGCGCATCGTCAAACATCCACCACTCGTCTATCTTGTGCTGCTGGCACCCTATTTGCATGTCAGTGGCCGTGTAGACCACTGACCAAAGGTTTGTCTGCAAGCTCTTGATATGCCTGCCGTTTCCCGTTGTATTTCGGAGGTTGGCTCCGTCGAGGTTGGCTCCGTCGAGGTTGGCTCTGTAGAGGTTGGCTCTGACGAGGTTGGCTCCGTCGAGGTTGGCTCCGTAGAGGTTGGCTCTGACGAGGTTGGCTCCGTCGAGGTTGGCTCCGTCGAGGTTGGCTCTGTAGAGGTTGGCTCT